ATAAGTATCTATCTGCTCTCCAGTAGAGAGCAGTTAGATAATTACTTTTCTTAAGCGTGTATGCTCATTGCTTGAAACTGTTCTTTAGTGATTGATTTATAACCCTCTGTGAATCGATTCTCTCCATTATATTTACGAAGATAACATTTACTGCCACAAAAGATTTCAAATACATCGCCTTCAGAATTTTCTAAACAAAAGTCATAAGTCAAACCCTCTTCGAGCTCATCAAAGCAACAAGTCAATTCTGATGTATAAGTATATAAGTCGTTTGAATCATATTCTCTCTCTACAACATCGTATCCTTGTTCTTTAATAAGTTCTATTACAAACTTACGAAGCTCAAGAGTATTGCTTAAGTCTATTGTGTTTAATTTATCCATTTTGTTTTCTCCTTTTTGTTTTTAGTAGGAACTGATTGTTCCAATCTGCCCACCATAAGATGAGCAGTTTGCAAAAATCTTTTCTGAGTAGTTGCCCTTTTCTCAGTGCTGGAAGGTTTCCTTGTTATCCTTCTTGGCTTCTGGGTTTCTAATTTCTAATGCTTAGTGTTATCCCATTACTTATAAGAATAACAGTTTGTAAATATAATGCAATCAATGATTACTAATTATATTATGAATAAAAAAAAGTTATGTCAAAAAGCTCAATGTTTATAAGGTTTAAGAGTTGTAAAAAAGACCAAAAAAAAAATTTAAAAATTATCAAAAAAAAGTTGGTTTTTTACCCAAAAAATGCCATCAGACCAGTCAATGAAACTACACCAGCAGTAACCCAACCGAACAGCTCTTGTCTGCCTACCTTCTTATCAACCTTATCTTCAAGGTCATCTATCCTGTCGTGTAATCTGTTCTGACCATCAAGAAGAAGTTGCAACATTTCTTTTTGCGTGTAGCCATTACCAGCATTCATTTTCTGAACCTTATTGTAAGTAACCAAATAGCAAGAGTAATTATCGTGGCATAAAAAGTTATTGTTCTTGATGCGCCACTCAAAGTCAAAATCGAAATTATAAGTCCTATGAGAGTCCATGAAAGATTTAAAGTTTCTCTAACTCCTTCTACTAGCCACTTCCAAACTTTTTGAATCATACTGTTTTCCTTAATAATGCAAGAGATGCAATCCTTAGTAAAAGAGTTGGAACTATGACTTCTTGTGCCTTCTCTTTTTGTTGAGTCGATAAGTCATCAGTTATATTCCTAATATTTACATCTCCTAAATCAACATTAATAATAACACTAAAGTCTCCTTCGGCTAAAGACTCAAATGTAATTTCTGTTGTAATGTCTGCCAAGTTGTAATCTTCTATATCTGCATTTTCTATTTTTCTCTCAACAAATTCATCAACAGCTTTAGCAACTGTCTTATCTGTTTTGACTGCTGTTGCAATTACTTCAACATCTTCTTTTTCTTCAAACCCTAGTACATCAGCAACGACTTCTATTTGTTCTTCTGTAAGTTCTTCTTCAGATGCAATCTCAATAACTTCTTCTACAACTTGTGCTACCACTTCAATAGTTTCTTGGCTAACAGTTGCAAGATTCTCCACTCCGACATCAGCAATCTCTGTAACAATTTGTATGACTTCATCAGTCTCAAGTTCAGAAACATATTCTTCGATTGCTTCTTCCTTAGCTTCTTCGTACTCGACAAGTTCTTCTTCTGTAAGCTCTTCAAGTTCTTCTTCATCTAATACTTCTACTATCTCTTCTATCTCTATAACTTCTTCTATGACTTCTTCTAGTTCTGCAATCTCTTCTTCAACCATTTCTTCAGTAATAATTTCTTCCACTTCTTCGATAAATATTTCTTCTTCAATGACTTCTTCAGTTATTTCTTCTTCTTGAAATTTTTTCTCATCGGTTTCTGATTCTTGTAAAACCAAATCTCTATCTCTATCAGATTCCACATCTTCTTCAAAAATTTCATCTTCTATCTCCTTTTCATCTTCGAACTCAATAAATAAATCTTCATCATCAAATTCAACTTCAATAATAAAAAATTCCTCTTCAATACCAAACTCTTCTTCATAATCTATCTCTTCCAGCTCAAGAATAACTTTGATAAACTCTTCAGCTTCTTCTTCAGATTCAAACTCAAGTATCTCGATTGTATCTTCAAGCTCAAGAGCTTTTGCATCTCGTTCCATTTGCTCTTCAAGTTCTCTTTGATACTCTTCATCATCAAAGCCATCTTCCATTTCAACAAATAAAGTATCATCTCCAGAAAACTCTTCTCCGAAAAACTCTTCTTCTTCGATAATCTCAATCTCATACTGCTCTAAATCTCCACGCTCAATCTGTGCATCTGTTAATTCAATTCCGTAAAGTTCATAATTTTTTTCTCGTTCATTCATTCTGTCGAGAGTTCCATCATCTATCTCTCCTTGAGACAGTTCAGTTTCTTCTCCAGAATCTAATATTACTATAAAAATTTCTGGCTCTGGCTCTGGCATTGGCTCTGGTTCTGGTTCTGGTTCTGGAATAAATATTGGCAAGGTAGTAGTTGTTGTTGTCGTAGTAGTTGGTTGTATGTATTTAAAAGATATATCATCAACCAAAGTCCAGTCATTTAGTGTCAAAGTAAACTTATCAATAAATGTATCTAAGGTTGTTCTGATGTTATAGACAATGACTTCATACATTGACTCAGCTGTTACATATTGTTGAGCATCAATACTATTTGTTTGAGTTGTCTCATCAGTATGTGTATAGGTTACTTCTGCTTCATTATTTAAAGCACCAATAACAAAACCTACTTCATAAATATCTATTGATAATTCTTCTTCATCAACAGTTGTTGTTTCTGGTAAATCAAATTCATAAGAACCAGAATCGCCACCATGCTGTTGATATTCAATGTTTATACAATAGTTTGTACAACCATATTGACCAGACCAAGTATTGTTGTAATCAATATTGTTCTCTACTTCATTACCACTTAAGTCCAACTCATCTTGTGGTATAACCATATCGGTAGATTGTTCGTATGATTCTGGGATAGTAGTCGTTGTAGTTGTCGTTGTAGTGCTACTTGTAGTCGTTGTAGAGCTGTTTTCTGGCACTGTTGTAGTAGTTGTGGTAGTAGTTGTACCATCAAAAGTTTCTACTTCTTCTACTTCTCCTTCTGGAATCGTAGTTGTAGTAGTGGTCGTTGTTGTAGTGGTTGTTGTATTATTATCTTCGTTTGCTAGAACTGGGAAGGGATATATTAAGACAAGACAAACTAATATCCTTGCTAGTTTATTAGATATGTTCTCCACTTAAGATATACTATCCCCCACAGTTACATAATCCACAACAATCCATTATTACCCTTCGTAAGTATATTTAGGATTTTTTTGCTCAAGACCATTCTGAATCACGCTCAAGAAACTTGAGAGAAATGCAACACCAATAAGTTCTATTGCGTTTGCATCTATGATTCCACTGGTGTTAGCTAAATACAAAGAGATAGCTGACTGTAAACCAGTTCTGAATGCCTTTGACAAAATAAATTTCCAATATTCTTTATTATTTTTCATAGTCTCCTATTCTTCTTCTACTGTACCACCAAATTGCCTTCGGTTATAATCTATACATTTTTTATTACCACAAATCCATTTGGTTGTTGCGACAACATAGAGAAGTTCTGTTTTACATTTTGGGCAAGGTATTTTTATGGGAGACCCCCAGAGCTAAACTATGTTATTCCCTTCAAGTTTAGCTTCTAAGATTTTGAGATTACCATTAATCTCAGAAATTTTTTCATATATATCATTAGCTCCAACCATATTTTGTGGAGTCTTGTTTGATAATTTAGTTACTACATCAGCAACTACTTCGTTAAGATTTATATTAGAATATCTGATTGTAACTTTTTCTCCAGCTAATAATGCATCTCTTACTTTTGGATATAGCTTTTTATATGCATCTCCAGAACCACCAACAAATCCATCTTTTCCTTTTTCTAAATCTTGTTGTGTTTCTCCAACTAATAAACAACCAGCAGTATGTTCATCTGTATTACCAGTATGAATCAAAATGTATTGGAAGTTAGGAACATCTTGTAGTTCTAACATACCTTTATGCCAGTCTGCTCCATAACGAGATGTATACTTAGCATCAAAACCACCAACTGTTCTGAACTTTATTTCATACTCTCCAAGTGGAATTGCTGATTCTGCATATTTTTTAACATCTCTTACTTCATCTTCTAAACTAAAACATTCAAATACTCCATCAACAAATAAGAGACCATTGGTTGCATCAGCACCAAACTGAGTTCTAACTACATCAAGTTTCATTAGCTTGGTTTTGGATTATCTGTTTTGACTTTTTTGACAGCTTTGTACCACTCGCCAGTTTTATCTAGCTTACCAGCATCAATATCCCAATATAATTGGTCTAGCTGGTCTCCGATAGCACCATAGGATTCTTGCCTAGCTTGGATATATCCGAACTGTTGCGCTTCCCATTTTGAGTTACCTAAATCAATTTTTGCTTGAGCATAATCAGAATCTTCAAACTCCATACGCTCATTATTAACTTGTTTGTACATTGGCTTTGCAGATTCTATCTCTGCATCTGCTTCTGTTTGTAACTGTTCTTTTGTCTTTGCCATAATTTACCTTTCCTTATCTTACTATACTATTTCACAAGTCCATACAATTTAAAATCGCCACTAGCTATGTTTACTGAACTATCAAAAAAGAAGTTCATACCATCTACTGCACTTGTTACAGTTAATACTCCACCACCTTGTTGTCCTCTATATTTTGGTGTGTTGTTCATATAAAAATTTTCATAAGTAAAAAATGTGTATTCTGATGAGTTATTAGCATTGAATATATAAAATGTTCCCCCTGCTTGTTCTCCTGTTGCACTACCAACTTGATAACCTTGAAAAAATTCAGTTGCATTAGTTCCATAATTATTACCAAATGCTTCACTAGCCCTTAGTTCTGTATCTGCATAATCATAATTAGCACTTGTATTTGGTGTGCCACTTTCAGTAAATCTTATTCTAAAAGTTGTGCCATCTGTTGCTGGAACAATATTAGTTGTTACAACTTTATAAACATTAAAAGTACTGTCAATGCCAACAAGAGATACACTTGCAGTTGCTGAA